ACAGATCAACATAAAGCATCTGTTACTAAATGGTTAGGTGATAATAATATTGGTAAATATATAATGATTCAATTTTCAGGTGGTCAAGCTAAATGGAATTATGGAGACAATGTTCAATACACAAACATCAATCCAAATAGAAATTATCAACCTTATCTTGCACAACAAGTAGTTAATATGTTGAGAGAAGAATATAAAGACACTACAATTATTAACTGCGTTCTACCTAATGAACCACATTATAATGACACTATTAGATGTGATTTACATTGGGCCCAAATTCATGAAATGTTAAAAAACGCTGAAGGATTTGTTAGTATAGACAGTTGTTTACAACATTTTTCACCATCAGCTAAAGCTTATGGAGTAGTTATTTGGGGCAGTACACGTTGGACTCAATTTGGTTATTCTCACAATAAAAACTTACATTTTCATATGAAAAATGAATGGGATGAGTCTAAATTTGTTGATAGCGATCCAAGAAATAATATGGTAGAACCTCAGATAATTATTGATAATTTTAAAAAACTTGATAAAACTAAAACT